CAGAATTAGAAGGTTGCATTGTAACGTGGGACTTTATTGAAACAATACATAGTAGATCATACACTTATATTATTAAAAACTTATATTCAAATCCAAGTGAAATCTTTGATACAATTATACAAGATGAAAAGATAGAAAGACGTGCCAAGTCAGTAACACAAACTTATGATGATTTAATTAATATGGGATATCAATGGTGCATTGATCCTAAAAAAGTTGATATGTATGAACTTAAAAAGAAATTATATCTTGCTATGGTAACTGTAAACATACTTGAAGGTTTAAGATTTTATGTATCGTTTGCTTGTTCGTTTGCATTTGGTGAATTAAAGAAACTAGAAGGTTCTGCTAAGATTATTTCATTTATTGCTAGAGATGAATCACAACACTTGGCGATGTCGCAAAGAATTATTAACAATTGGAAAGATTACGAAAACGACAAAGAGATGTTAAAGGTAATTAAAGATACAGAAAAAGAAGTTTATAAAATGTATGATGAGGCAGTAGGTGAAGAAAAAAGGTGGGCTTCATATTTGTTTAGTAAAGGTTCAATGATAGGTTTATCAGAAAAGTTATTACATCAATTTGTTGAGTATATGGCAAATAGAAGAATGAAAGCAATACAATTAACACCTGCTTATGATCAAAAAACAAATCCATTGCCTTGGGTAGATCATTGGTTAAATAGTAAAGGTACACAAAACGCACCACAAGAAACAGAAATAGAAAGTTATGTAATTGGTGGTATTAAACAAGACGTACAAAAAGATCAATTTAAAAAATTCAAACTATAATGACATTAGAAATTAAACTAGAAAAAGCAAAAAAGCATTGTTCTAATTGCGACACTAAATACTCTATAGAATGGAACATAGAAGAACAAGATTTAGAACCTTTAACTTGTCCTTTTTGTGGATATGAGGTAGAGTTTGAAGATGTCGAAGACGAAGTTGAAGAACAATACGAAACCGAAGACGATAGTTGGAATTGATTATAGTTTAACAAGTCCTGCCGTTTGTATTAATAATGAGGGTGAATATATGTTTTATTATTTGACAAATAAGAAAAAATACATTGGTCAAATGACAAAGAATATTATGGGTTTTGAACACTCCGAATATAAAACACCTATAGAAAGATTTACTCAAATCTCCACGTGGGCAATTAATCAGTTTAATAGATTAGAATACAATTTAAAAAATATAAAAATTTTCATTGAAGGTTATTCATTTGGTTCAAAAGGCCAAGGTATATTTCAAATAGCTGAGAACTGTGGTATTTTAAAATACAGATTAGAACAATTAAAATTACCCTATGAAGTATTACCACCTAGTGTAATTAAAAAAGGTGCTACAGGAAAAGGTAATGCTGATAAAGATATGATGTATGAGGCATTTGAGAGAGAAACTAAGATTAATTTAAAAAAAATATTTGATACAGAAAAGGTGGGTAACCCTATTTCAGATATTGTAGATAGTTATTATATAATGAAAATAGGACTTGATTTAAATGATACACGTATTTAACACTAAAAAAGTTGTAGAACAATTTACACACTCTTTTGTAAAAAATTTATCACATAAAATTTACAAAAATGCGAAAGGTACAGGTGAAGAATTTTTTAATGAATATTGGCCCGATTTTAGAGATGATATACGAGATGGTGATGAGATTGCTTTTCAAGGTATCATAAGAAATACCCATACACTTAAAAAATATTTTGATAAACACAATTGGTATTATTTCGACCAACCTTATTTCTTTGTTACTCATTATAAAAATCATCCTGTATTTAATGATGTATGGTATAGAGTTATTAAAAACAATACACAAAAAAATTACATTGATATAAATTCAAAGCATAAAGAAAGATTTGAAAAGATATATCAAAAAACAACGGCTGAAATTAAATTAAAACCTTGGCGAAAATATGGTAAACATATATTAGTAATACCGCCATCAGCTCATACAGCTAAATGGTATGGTATAGATAGACATATTTGGGAAGAAAAAACTGTAAAAGAATTAAAAAAACATACAGATAGACCCATAAGAGTTAGACAAAAATTTACAAATAATGCTGACTTTGGAGAAGTGATAAAAAAACCACTAGAACAAGATTTTAAAGACTGTTGGGCTATAGTTTCCTGGCATTCAATGTGTGCTTCTCAAGCTGTTGTACAAGGCATACCAAGTTTTAGTAGTGAACACTCACCTGCTTTTCCTGTTAGTTATAGTTTACAAGAACTAAATCAAATAGAAAAACCAAAAATATCAGATAGAGAACAATGGTTATATTCATTATTAGGTTCTCAATTTACAATATCGGAAATGAAGTCTGGTTTTGCTTATAAGTATATAAATGAGTAATTTAGAAGAATGTATAAAAACATATGAGGTGGCTAAACCTTATATCAAAAGTTTTAGAAATGCCATTGATATTGGTTGTAGAGATGGTGATTTTACACAACCTTTAAATAAAGACTTTCAAAACATTTATTGTTTTGATTATAGAAGTAGAATGGGAGTAAAAGGACCTAAAATACATTATTATCAATATGCTTTAGGTGATATTGAAGAAGATGTAAAAGCATTTAGTGGTGTTATTGCTGACAAAAGAGAAGGTGTAGCACATCAAATGGTTACACAAAAAACTTTAGATAGTTTTAATTTTGAAGATGTTGATTTTATAAAAATAGATGTAGAAGGGCACGAGTTTAAAGTTTTAAAAGGTGGTATTGAAACAATTAAAAAATACAAACCAACAATAATCATTGAAGAAAATACATCACCCGAATTTTATAATAAAGGTAAAATGTTTGACGCTACAAATTTTTTACAAGATTTAGGATATAAAGTAAAAACAAATAGAGGGCACGATTATGTGTTAAGTTATGATTAATCATTTTTATAAAAATATAGAGGGTTGGTTTTCTTTTAAAGAACAATATGATAGAATGATACAAGAATTGCCAAACAACTCTATAATAGTTGAAGTTGGTACTTGGCACGGCAAAAGTTTAGCCTATTTGATAGTAGAAAGTTTAAATCAAAATAAAAAATTTAAAATTTATTCAGTAGATAGTTATGATAATAATTACGAAACTTTTTATTCTGAAAGATTAAAAAAAGATAAAAACTTTTTAAATGACGCTTACATATCTTTTAAGAATAATTTAAAAAACTATGAAAATTATTACACTCAATACAAATGTAAGAGTTGGAATGGTGCAAGTTTTTTTAATAATGAAACAATAGACTATGTAATGATAGACGCAGGTCATAGTTATGAAGACGTAAAACGTGATGTTAATACTTGGTGGCCAAAAATAAAAGAAGGTGGATATATGGGTGGTGATGATTACAATATTAATAATACTGTTGGACAAGCAGTTGATGAGTTTGTAAAAAATAATAACTTAAAACTTGAAACTGTAATAGCTAAAAATCCTGTAACTGGTCAACTATCTAGTAAACAACACATATGGTTAATAAAAAAATGATTACAAAAGAGCAATTTTTAAACAAGGTAAAAGAAATACAATTTGATGGTATTGTGCCAAATATTAAAGTAGATATGGCCAAAACTGAAAGAAACAATGTTAGTTGGTCTAAAACAAACTTTCCTACTAAAGATGAATTAATATCTCTATCAAAAGTAGAAGGTATGAGTACAGCAGCTAACTGTTTTTTAATTAATGAAGTGTGTAAATCATTAAGTAAAGATGAACTATATTTAAACATAGGTGTATGGAATGGTTTAACTTATTTTGCTGGACTTATTAACACAAATTGTAGAGCAATAGGTGTAGATAACTTTAGTCAGTTTGGTGGACCTAAAGAAAACTTTTTAAATCATTACAATAAGTATAAAAGAAAAGATAGTGAGTTTTTTGATGTAGATTATGTTGAATATTTTAAAACACACAAAGGTAAAATAGATTTTTATTTTTATGATGGCCACCACAGTTATGATAATCAGTACAAAGCCATAATAGAAGCGGCTTCTTTTTTAGAAAAAGGTAGTCTTGTATTGATAGATGATACAAATGGTGAGGCACCAAAGAATGCCACACTTAATGCTTTAAAAGATTTAAAATTAGATTATGATATTTGGGTTGATTTTACAACTGCTCATAATGGCCATCCAACATATTGGAACGGATTACTATTATGTCAGATTACATAAAAAATATAAATTTTAAGTTGTATGAGTTTGGTAATGCCGTAGTCGAACCTTACAGACATTTTATATTTGAAACAAATCAAAATAATACATCAACATTTTACTATAGATTTACCACTTGCAGTTATACAAAATATAATATTATTCGTAATACATTTGAAAAGTTACCAAAAGATATGAGAAGAACTGATTTTGATGATGTATTTTTTATTGGGACACATAACAATTATTACCATATGATGATAGAGTGTCTTCCTCGTTTATGGGGATACTTTTCAAATAAAGATGAAACAATATTAATTAATAAAAAAATTTTAGATAGTTTTAATGGTTTATATAATATGTTAAATGATTATATGAATTTTAACAAAATAATATTTAATAATTATGATAGGCCTTTTGATTCCAGGATGACCAATCAAAGATTTTTTATAAAAAAATTAAAGTTATTTGCCAGTACAAATACAAATTCAGAAAAAGCTTTTAGTGATATAAAAAATTTAGCAGTTGCCTTTTGGCAAAGATATACACAAGAAAAATTTAGACCTGTAAAACCATTTAGAAAAATATTCATTAATAGAACTATACAAGGACCACTTCAAAAAAGATTAAGATGTGCCAATCAGGAAGAGATATACGAACAATTAAAAAAGAAAGATTTTGAATTATTAGACCCCAATAAAGTTGATGTATTGACAGCAGCTAGAATGTGTTACGAGGCAAAAGAAGTCATAGGTGTACACGGTGCTGGTTTAACTAACATTTTATTTTGTCAACCAGGAACAAAATTTAAACAATTGACATATAATAATTTACAAGAACACATATATAAGAACATAGCAAAAATATTAGGATTAGAATATGATGTTAGTTATGGGTTAAAAAAAGACAATGATGATTACGCTACAAACGAAGAACAGTTTTATATAAGAGGAGAATTATGAACGAACTATATGAAAAAATGAAAAAGATTGAGGGTGAATATTTACAACCTCAAAAATTTAAACAATACAATAATTATTGGTTACCAGAAAACATTGTAAAAGAAAGTAAAAATGTTTTATCATTAGGTGTACATAGAGATGTTGGGTTTGAACAGGCTATGTGTAAAGATAATCCTAATCTAAACATACATTGTTATGACCCAACACCAGATAGTGTTAAATTATTTGAAACTAATTTTGACCATAAAGATAAGATGACGTTTCATCAAACGGCTTATGCTGGTACTAATGGTAAGATGAAGTTTTATTATGATAAAAATGACTTAACAAAATGTTATTCATTATTACCCTTACCACAATTTGGTAAAAACCCAGCATTTATAGAAGTAGATACAAAAAACCTTATTACTAT